AAAGAAAACTTTAAGGTAATGATGATTGATAACCTTGAAGCAGACGACTGTATTGGTATTAGTGCAGACAAGAACTCTATCATGATCAGTGGTGATAAGGACTTTAGAAGTATTCCTTGTCGCTTCTATGACTTCTTGCGTAATGAGTTTTACGATACGACAAAAGAGGAAGCTCACTACTTCCATATGTATCAAACACTAATAGGTGATACAGCAGATAACTATAAGGGCTGTCCTAAGATTGGTGAGGTACGAGCTAAACGTATCCTTGATGAGGACTGCTCATGGGAAGCTGTAGTACGAGCTTATGTAGCTAATGGCAGTACTGAAGAAGAAGCTCTAGTCAACGCTAGATTATCATTCATTTTACAAAAAGGTTATTACAACAAGACAAAGAAGGAAGTGAAACTATGGACACCGTAGTAAAAGAGTATCACTTGAGAAACCCTGAGAAGGACGCAATGACTTATATCAATGCACTCAAAAGGGAAGCTAAAGGACACCTATTAGAAGCTCTAGGCAGTCAAGGAGCAGTCTATAGTCATCTCCTTGAGCAGAACGCTAAGGGGAAAATCAGAGCGTGGTATAACGCTACAGGGAACCTTATTGGGCTCTTAATGTTCGACATAGGTAAACTATGGTGGACTGACAAAGTTGTCGTAATGGAAGAAAGTGTATTCTGTATCGACACTAGCTACAGTGGTATTCAACGAGAAGCTATTAAAGAACTTGAACGAGTAGCTAGAGGTTATGAAGCAGAGCTCATCATTAGTGGTAATGTTTTGTCTACAGGTAAAACTGAGCGATTGGTATTGAATGGCTATAAGAAAGCAGGCTTCCAACCTATATGTACCGACATGGTAAAGGTGGTAGTCTATGAGTAACCTTGATAGACCAGTCCCTAGAGTTGACGAGATTATCATTGAGGAGCTCAAGAGAGCCTTTGATACTCATTCAATTCTCAGAAGAAACGACCTAAATGCAGAGCAAAAGATTGCTTTTATCATGGCTGTAGACGAAGTTATTAATTGTCTCAGCTCATGGAGAGACGAATACAAACTCTAATTGCCACACAAGATAGAGAACTTTAATGTTTTAAATAAAGAAAGGGGAAATAGATGGGCACTATGTTAGCTCAGCTTGCAGTAGGCATGGTACTTAATAAAGTTGCTCAGAAATGGGGCAGTAAAGCTAAAGCTGTTCCACAGGTAACTGGTAAAGACCTTGTACCCTACACTCAAGCAGAAGCTCCTGAGACTGCACAACTAGGTGGCGAACAGCCAAACTATGTACGAAAGAACAGGGAAGCCTTAACAATTAAACGAGATACAGATAGTTATAACCCTATGAACATGTAACAGAAAGGAGACCTATGGGCGGACTAAAGAAACTCTTTGGTATGGACAAGCCTGATATTCCTACACCTGCACCACAGGCACCACAAGGAGCCGATGAGACAGATCAAGAGTATGTCGACACTAAAGGTGGTGGCTTGCGTAAACGTAAAGCACGAGGTAAGAAAGACCTACAAATTCCTACTACAGGACTGAACGCAGGTGAGACACGAGGTAATGGGGTGAATGTATAGATGGCAGTTAAGAAACGAAAATCTAAACAACCGCAAGACCAAGGTATATCAGCGAAAGCACTATACAATCAATTAGAAACCAAAAGAGAACCTTATGTACAGCGAGCGATTGCTTGTGCAAAACTAACGCTCCCTCATGTATTCCACGACAAAAACGATGATGGTAACAAGAAATTTAGTACACCTTATCAGTCTATTGGAGCACGAGGAGTAAACAACTTAACATCAAAACTAACCCTTGCCCTATTCCCACCGAATGAGGGCTTTTTTAAATTGGGTTTGTCGGCAGAGATGAAG